GGGGGTCCGTGACCAACATGATGGGTGGCGGCACGGAAAAAAAAAGGTGAGGGCAAACCGCTGACGTTTGCTGATTGTGTTATGGTAGGGTTGGGCCAATTGCGGCTCGACCCTACTGCGTTTTATGACATGACGTTAGAGGACTTCCTGTTGGCGGCCGATGGGTTCCACCGCCTGGAGGAAGTCAGGCAGCAGCAGGATTGGGAGCGCACGCGGTGGCTGGCTACGCTGACCCTATCGCCACACACTAAGAAGGGCCACCGGCTCAAGCCTACCGACCTGTGTATCTTCCCATGGGAGAAGCAGAAGAAAAAGAAGGGCAGCAACAAGCTGATTAAAAACGCAATAAAGAGGATGAGCAATGGCTAAACTAAAGGACTTAAAAGTCACAATCGGCCTTTCGAAGAAGGGCCTAACCAAGCTCAACGGTGACATCAGGCGCATGAAGGGCAACTTTCGGCGCAACTTCGGCGAGATCAGTGCTATGGCTTCGCGGCTTGGTGGCATGCTGGTCAGTGCCGTTGGCGCGGGTCTTACTGCCGTCATTAAGTCGGGTGCCAAGCTGCAGACGCTGGAGGTGGGCTTTCGTTCCCTTATGGGTGGAGCGGAAGAAGCCTCCAAAATGGTGCAGCAGCTGAACAAGTTCACAGCACAAACACCTTTCCAGCTTGAGGACGTAGCCCGAAGCGCCCGCCAGCTGCTCGCCGTAGGTACCGCTGCCGATAATGTTAATGCCCGGCTCAAAATGCTTGGCGACATCGCAGCCGCTTCAGGTAATAGCATTGGTGACATTGCCGCCACGTTTGCCAAGGTGCAAGCGAAAGGCAAGGTTGAGCTTGAAAGCCTCAACCAATTAGCCGAGCGCAACATTCCGATTTTTGACGCACTGCGTGAGGTGACCGGTGACGCTAATATGGAATTCGGCGCGGGTGCTGTCAGCGTTGAACAGTACAACCAGGCGTTGGCTAACATGGCGGCTGAAGGCGGCTTTGCTGAAGATGCCATGGCAAACCTGTCTGAAACGTTAGATGGCAAACTGTCTACGGCATTAGACAACGCACAACAGGCATTAGGCGACTTCGCCAAAGAGTCAGGCTTGCTCGATGCGGTCACCAACACGTTGGATGACTTCACGGCCGGCATACAGCACATGACGCTGTCGACCGACGACCTGCAAGAAGCACGAGACAATGTATACGATCTGCGCCAGGCCTTTAAAACAGCCACAAAGGACAACGTGCAAGGTTTGCGCGATCAAACAAGAGAAGCAGAACTTTTTGCAATTAGGTTGCAAACCAAGCTGGGCAAGGATGCCGCTGGCGGTCACTTGGCAGGCGTTCGCGCCTTGCTTAATGAGATCGACGAAGCCATGGCGTTCGGCACCTTGCCTGATGCGCCGGACACAGGTGCAACGACACCACCAGAGACGTTAGAAGAATTTACAGCTCGGTTGAACGCAGCAGCCGATCTGCGCGAAGAGCAGGAGCGCCTTAATGAAGCCACGTTCCAACACGTTGTCACTGCTCAGGACGAAGCCGAGGCGTTAGCCGGTGTGACAGATGCTATGTTCGGCATGCAAGGCGGCATGGAAGTGTTGCTGAATGAAGAAGAGGAACTGTTCGATGAGGATTCGCAGGAACGCATAGCAGAAGGCACCAGACTAATACAAAACGCTGCACGCGCTGCCAATAACGTCGGTGCCATCTTCGGCACCATGAGCAGCCTTGTGGGTGCTGCCTTCGACAACATTAAAGACAGTAGCCAAGGCTTCCACTTGTACATAAAAAGCATGCTGGAAGACTTGCTTAAGCGTGCGGCGGCATTGGTGGCAACGTTTGCTGCACTCATGTTGATTACGGGTGGATCGGCTGGAGCCTTAAAGGCACTGGGTGCAGACAGTTTTAAAGGTTTCTTTATGGGTGGCATGGGCTTGGCTGGTTTTGCTGACGGTGGACTTGTGACAGGCGCAACGCTGGCAATGGTGGGCGAAGGGCCGGGAACCAGCCTCAGCAACCCGGAGGTTATCGCACCGCTGGACAAGCTCCAGCAGATGATGGGCGGCGGCAACGTCACCGTAACAGGTAGGCTTGACGGCCGCGACATCCTGATCAGCAGCGAACGCGCCGGCTTTGACCGCAACCGAGTAAGAGGATTCTAATGGCAGGCAACAGGCTATACAGCGAGTTCAAGAACGACAACGGCGACGTATACCGTGTCAGCATCTACGACACCAATGCGACGTGGAACCCGGCTAATGCATCGACGTTCAAGCTAGGCAGCGACGGGTTTACATTGTCTTACAGCGGCAACAACGAGCAGCAGCACCAGCCCATCATACCGAGTACGGTTGAGTTCACGTTGTACGAGGAAACGTCAGCACATACGCAGACGCTCGACCTCATGTTCAGCTTTCCGGAAGGGCGGCTCTTGCTTGAAATCTACAGCGACCCGGACGGCGACAATGATATTTACTGGCGCGGTGTCATCCTTGCCGAGCAGGTGGAACGCGCTGACGAACCGTTTCCGACGGCCGTGCGCATCACCGCTAGTGATGACCTGGGCAACCTTCGCGACCTTGATTTTACCCGATCAACGCTTGCCGTAGGTCAAACTGTGCTGGATGACATTACGCGGTGTCTGCTGCGCCTGCGCACGGCTGAACTGTGGGCATCGGGCGAACCGTTTATCAGGTACATAAACGATACCGAGCTGTACGCATCCAGCGACGACAGCAACCCACTCGACACCATTGCCCTTACCGTGCCGCTGAAGATGGCCAGCGACGGCACGTCAGAATCGCACAACTGCTACGACATACTTAACAGCCTGCAACGTGCTTTAACGCACGCATTTTTCAGGTCAAGGGCGTGTTTTACTTCTGGCCTATCAACGTCCACCAGCGCGTCAGCGATGCCGAGGCCGTCGGGTCGGTAGTCAAGCAAGCAGACATCGACAGTGCTTCGGTGGCATGGACTGCTGCAGACATCATTGCCTTCAACGCCGAATACAAGCCCACCAGCGGCACGAACTACAACAAGCTGGCCGGGCACACATTCACCCACCTGCCGCCCGCAGAAAGCATCACACGCACCCGCAGGGCTAACGGTAATATGTACATCGTTAGCGGCGATGATGACACCATCGTTACCAGTGGCGTAAACATTACGCTTGCAGATGACGACCGCACGTACGATGCCGGCACCAAGTTCCAGGTGGGTGGGCAAGTGCTGTTCAACGTCAGCCCGGATGCCTCTTATGATTTTGGCTTGCCCGAATCACGTGTTCATGTGGAACTGGAGATGAGCATCAACGTAGGCAGCCAATACTACACGCCGGAGGAGTGGAGCGGAGTAAGTACCGTGACGTATGTCATCGACCTTGCCAGCTTCGACCGTAGCAACGGCTGCAACATCAATACGATGTTCAGCTTCATCACCGAGCAGCTGCCGTCAGATCAGGATGATTTTGACCTTACAGCGGTGGTGAAGTTCTTTAACGAGGAGAACACCAACGTAACAAGCGCCTATACCAGCGAGGATTTCTATCTGTTCTTGTCGGTGCAGTATGTCGACGGCGATACCGGCAACCCGGATACTATCGTCTTTCGCGCTGACGGCAACACAGAAAATACGTTGGTTATTGAACAGGGCGAAATACTGCACGGTGATCGCGACAGCTTCAGCAGTCAAGGCTACTTTATCGACACCAACAACCAGTGGAAAAGCACGCAAACGGCCGGCCCAATTTCGCTGCACCGCCTAGGCGTCAATGAAGCCCTTTCGCGTCAGCGGTACGCAACGAAGATTCACCGCGGCACTGTCTACGGGCGCGTTGAAATGTGGATGACGATGGTCGAGGACAGCGAATATTATGTTCCGTTCGAGCTGTCGTACAATGCCAATATGCACGAGACGACAGTAGAGCGCTACAAGATTGCTTGGGACAGCACCAGCATCACCAACGCAGACGATGAGGTACGGCGCGAAAGCAACCGCGGTGATGTAGTAGACTTTGTCAACGCTACCGCCAACACCGTTACTAGCCTTGTGCAACAGCCGAAGCCGACGGCGGGACAGTTCCCAAGTGCTATCGGTGGCCGCGCTCTGCAGCAAGCCACTAACGTTGGCCCGCTGTACCATCGGGTGACGCTCCTGGAGCATACGTCTAGCAGCACCCATCAGATTGCAAGCACGGATCAGACCTACGTGTATATGAACACGTATACAGACACAGCGAACGGGTACGGCGTTATCTACCTGCCGCGCGTGGGCGAGAATGAAGGCCGTATGTTCCGCTTTAAGTCCGATGGTAGCATCACGGCAAACAAGTATTACCGCGTCGGCATAAGCCCAACGCAATACACAGCCGGTGTGCGTATCGACGGGCAAAGCGCATTCGATATGAACCGCGACTACGACGGCATTGCTGCACTTAGTTACGACGACCAATGGT